GACCAAATGGTTTTACCGGCCGTTAATTTACAAGCCGCTTCGTGCGATGGTTGGCTATTGGTCCCGGTTGTTGGTTCGACTGTGGTTATAGCTTATTCAACGCAAATAAGCCCATTTGTGGCTTTATATTCTGATATTGACCGCGCTTATTTACAAGTAGGGGATTCAAGTATTGAAATATTGAACGACGGAAGCATAACGCTAAATGACGGTTCTTTGAATGGATTAGTAAAAGGCGGGGCGTTGACGCAAAAATTAAACAACTTAGAAAACAAAGTGAATGAATTAATTAGTAATTTTAACGCACATACGCACGGGGTTGTATCGGTTGGAAGCCCAACAAGCCCAACAACCTCAACAGTTAACGGGTCCTTAACCCCTACAATTGAAGCGGACATAGAAAATAATAAGATTACTCATGGCATTTAGACAAGATATATATTTAGTAAACAATGATTGCCTAGTTCAAAATGGCGATTTTGTTATTGCCATAAGCGATGAGCAACATATCATTGATACGATAAACGCTTTCCCGGGATGGTGGAAGCAAAACCCGCAAGACGGGGTCGGTATTGGAGCATGGCAGAAAGGAGCGGCACAGATTCAGGAATTATCAAAGCAATTAAGGCTTAATTTACAATCGGACGGCTACACGGTTAATAACCCGTCGATTACGCTTTCGCCCGATGGACAATTTATTATAAACCCAAACGCTTCTTTATAGATGAATAATCATTATATATATAGGCATATTAGGGTTGACACCAATGAGGTTTTTTACATTGGAAAGGGTAGTGGATTAAATTATAAAAGGTCTTTTAGTACAAGAGATAGAAATAAGTTTTGGCATAATATTGTAAATAAAACATCATTTGAGATTGATATTGTTGCAGATAATTTAAGCCATGAAGAAGCTTTTAAAAAAGAAGTTGAATTTATAAAATTATATGGCAGAAGAGATTTAGGAACGGGAACTTTAGTTAATTTGACAAGTGGAGGGGAGGGCGTTGTAGGGAATGTAATTTCAGAAGATATAAGAAAAAAATGTGGATTACATAATATAGGAAGAGTTCCTTATAATAAAGGACAAAAATTAAGTGAGGAGCATAAATTGAAGTTAAGTTTAGCAAAAAAAGGTTGCAAGTTTTGGGAAGGCAAAAAACATTCGGAAGAATCAAAATTAAAAATGAGATTAGCTAAATTAGGTAAACCATCAAATAGAACCAAGAATAATGTTAACATATAATTGCATAAGTGGACAATCTTTTAGTGACGTTTGTTTAAATACTTACGGTTCATTGGATAGTTACGTTAAATTATTAGAGGACAATAATTGCACCCCTGACACGGCGCCTTATTCAAATGAGGCTTTATTGTGGGATGAAAATTTAGTAGCGGACCAAAGCGTTTATACTAAGATTTCAAGCGGTGGGATTACTTATGCCACATCTTTTGGAATAAATAACAATAACTATTTTCAAATATTAGGTACGGAAAACCCGTCAGTATTGCCGGTCAATCCTCAACCCGTAAACCCGCCGGGCGGAACTTCTATGTATATAAAACCAATGTCTTTGGATTACACGGCCCAAGGCGGCGAAACTGTAATCACTATTGTTGACTTACAAGGAATGAATGTTCAACAAATTGAAAGGGAAATTAAACCGCTTAAGAAATCAGAATTTATTTTTGATAGCGTAACGGGAACAATCACTTTAATTGGTGTTGACCCATTAAATGCGGGCGAAATCTTATTTATTTTATACACGCAAACGGTAACTTTATAATGAAAAGAATATTAATATTTTTAGTAGTATTGCTCCCATTTTTGGCAAAAAGTCAAACCGTAATCACGGGTAAGTATAAGTACACGGATTCTTTAACTTTTGCTAAATACAAAAACAATTCGACTTTAGACAGCGTTTTAAGCGTAGACCAAAACGGCCGTTTAAGATTATCTTCTAAGTCGCCATTGGATACAACCTCATTAAGTAACCGAATAGACGCGCGCGTAAAATATACGGATACCGCAAATATGCTAATTCCTTATTTAAGGAAATTGGACACGACCGGCAAATGGTTGTCGGTTGGTTATTTACCATATTTAGTAAAATATACAGATACAGCCGCTTTCTTATCGGCTTATTACAACAAAACGGCTATTGATTCTAAATTAGCCCTTAAGCTTAATATTTCGGATACCGCAAATATGCTTTTGCCTTATGCTAGGACGTCAAACTTGCCATCTTTAGCCCCTTACGTTAAATATACGGACACCACTTCGATGTTGTCGGCGTATTATAACAAAACAGCAACGGACGCTAAATTGGCCTTAAAATTAAATATTTCGGATACTGCAAATATGCTGTCTTCGTATTATAATAAAACCGCGGTGGATTCAAAAGTTAATTTAAAGGTTAACATTTCGGATACTGCAAATATGTTAAGCCCATATCAAAAATCTTATTCAGCGGTTAAATATACTGACACCGCTAGCATGTTAAGTCCATATTATAGAACTGCAAATGCAACGGCGGCTTTGGCTACAAAATTAAATATTTCGGATACGGCAAATATGCTAAGTCCTTACGCAAGAACTTTGGCTTTAAGCGGATATGTGCCATATACGGGCGGAACAAATAATTTGAATTTAGGCACACATAATTTTTATGGAAATAACTTTTTTGATGGGTTTACTTCGGTTGCCGCGTCAGGGACACAAATAAATTTAACGGTAAATTCTACCCCAAGTTATTTGATTACGGGTTCGGGTGGACAAACTATAAAATTACCGGACGCAACAACACTTCCAAACGGAGCGGTTTATGTTTTTAATAACAATCAAACAACCGGCGCTATTAGTGTAAATAATAATTCTAACACTTTAGTAAAATCGGTTCCTTCGGGCGCTTATTTATCTTTAACATTAACGGATAATTCAAGCGCGGCCGGAAGTTGGGATGCGCATTTTGAGGCGCCGTCCAATGTAAGTTGGTCCACAAATACTTTAGATTATCCGGGGTCTATAACTTCCGCAACTTGGAACGGTAATACAATAGCAATAAACAGAGGCGGTACGGGCGCGTCAACCGCAAGCGGCGCTTTAAGTAATTTAGGCGCACAACCTCAATTGAACGGGACGGGTTTTGTGAAAGCCTCCGGAACGACAATATCTTATGACAATTCAACTTATTTAACTGCGGCGGATATTGCGGGAAAGGTAAATTATACGGATACCGCGTCAATGTTAAGCGCGTATTATAACAAAACAGCGGTTGACGCAAAGCAAGCTTTGAACGTTAAATATACAGATACCGCAAGTATGTTGTCGGCTTACTACAATAAAACAGCGACAGACGCAAAACTTAACTTAAAAGTTAATATTTCAGATACGGCGTCAATGTTAAGTCCTTATTCTCGCGACTATAATACAGTTCACAAAGCGGGGGTTGAAACAATAGGAGGATTTAAAACGTTTAGCAATTATACTATATTTTCAGACGGGGCCGACGTTATTGTCGGGACCACTTATGGTTCTAGTGGTTCGACCGGTCGTTTTAATGGTGGAATAGTAGCTTCGAGAGGTATAAATTTTGACAATTTACGTTCCCCTTCTATTTATTCAAATACCCAAGCTTTTTATATTAACAAAAGCGGTTTAGTAAGTACGTTAAATATCAGGAACGACACAACGAGTTCTTATGCTCAAATTTTACAGTTTAATAATAATATGGCAACCCATTATTATTATTTTCCTGACGCTACCGGAACAGTTGCTTTAACTTCTGATATTCCAAGTATCACGGGGAAATTAAATATTTCCGATACTGCGTCGATGTTATCAGGATACAAAACATATTATCCAAGGGCCGCTTTATCATTTACAGCGGGTTCGGGGGCTTATAATAATTCAACGGGGGTAATTACTATCCCAACAAATACCAACCAATTAACAAACGGGGCTTCATTTATTACCTTAAGTTCTTTGTCGGCTTCCGCGCCATTGTCTTATAATAGTTCAACGGGTGCTTTTTCAATAAGCCAAGCCAATACATCGACAAATGGATATTTGAGTTCTACGGATTGGAACACATTTAACGGCAAGCAAAACGCTTTAACGAATCCGGTAACCGGAACGGGTACTTCAAACTATGTATCTAAATTTACGGGAACGTCTACTTTGGGCAATGGATTGATTTATGATAATGGTAGCGGTGTAACTGTAAATAGTACAACAGTAACAAGGGTTTTCAACGTTTATTCAGCTACCGCAGATAATCACGTTTTAATTGCCGGTTCTGCTCCTTCGGTTTCATTGGCCGACGCTTTATCCGGCGCAACATATCAAGCTAAATTTGGATTGGCTACGGGTGCGAATCAATTTGTAACAAATGCCGCGGCCGGCGACTTTGCTATTTCATCACAAGGTACAAGTAGTATTTTATGGGGTGTTAATGGAACGGAGGCAATGAGAATTTTTGGTTCAACTAAAAACATTGCTATTGGTTCAAGCGGTACGGATGCGGGATATAAATTAGATGTTACAGGTACAGGAAGATTTACAGGACAATTAATTGCAAATAGTACAAGTTTCCCTTTAGATATTTATGGCACAACTAATAATTATGGTTTACGAATTAATAATGTACAGGCTGCAACATTATTTTTATATTCAAGTAATGCAAATGCAGCTAGTAGGAATTGGGGGTTATATACAAATTCAGCAGTATATGGTGATTTTGATATTAGACAATCAAATGCTATAAATGGAGATATGACTGTTGGTAGTAATAGTACATCAAGATTTTATATAAAAAATGATGGTAATGTAGGTATTGGGAATACATCGCCAGCTTTTAAATTAAGCGTATTAGGTACAAGCGATAATCAATTAGTATTAGATGGAGCATCAGGCGGACTTACAAGTCAGTATTTTAAAGTAAATGGAACTTATAGCGGGCAATTAGTTGCTAATGGAACTAATTTTTATTTGACAAGTTTAGGCACAAGTTCAAATTTAATTTTAGGCGGTGGAAATGCTGTTAATGCTTTGTATTTATGGAATAGTGGTAATATAACTACAAGCGGAACTGACAACGGAAATAAATTACAAGTAAGTGGAACTATCTTTTCTAACAATTCAATCAATTATGATACTTATGGAAGTGTAAGGGCTGCTGTAAGTTCTGTTTATAACGGAACTAAAACGGTGACTATTAGCGGAGGTTCTGTTAATGGTGTAATGCAAATAATGGTTGGAGTATATGGAAATGGTCAAGGTTCAAGCGCGCGCGCGATGTGGATTGCCGGTGGTTACATTAACAATAGTATGGGAGCCACAGAAGTATTAAGAGTTAATGGAGGTTCAATTACAATTAGCGCAATAACATCCAATTCAACAAGTTTAACATTTACAGTTTCATATTCTTTTCCAAATGCTGCTGATTTTACCGTAAATGTTATAACCGGGAACGCAAATACCACACCTCCGACAATTACAATAAATTAAAATAAACAATAATGAAAAAACTATTCATTTTTCTTTTTGTGTTAGCGGCTTTCACAGCAAAAAGCCAAACAATCGACACGGCGTTCAAGTCAATGACAGCGTGTAAAATTCAATCTTTTAAAGCTAAGTGGACAGACACGGTAAATGTTGACCATTTAGGAATTAAAAGTATTTCGGACGATTTACATACTACATGTACTTTATATTGGGCGTTATTAGATTCAACGGGAACAATACACGTTGACGGCAACGCTACTATTTCCGGCGCTGATTATCAAAATTGGAACGGAAGCAATATTTTTCCGTTTGCTTTTGTTGGCAGACTTTACAATTTAATATTTATAAAACCGGATTAATCCCTTATTTTTGGGTATAAAATCATAAAAAACATGAAAAAAACATTTTTAGCTTTAGGGCTTTTGGTGTCTTTGTCAACTTTCGCGCAAGAAAGAAAAAAAGACAGTTTATTGCTACAAATCACAATCGACACGACAACTTTTAAAAACGTCATTAAACTAATTGACGAAAACATAGACAGTCGTACATTAACCGGCAAAATGATTAAAGAAAGCATCATGGCCCCATTAATGAACTATCAATTAGTAGCTGATAAGCCGAAAGAACAAATTAAGCCTATCAAAAAGTAAAAAATGGAACCTAAACAAAAAGCATCTATTTCCTACGCCGAGTTTATCGGTTTATGCGTTGCCTTCGTTGCGTCGGCATTAATATTTTGGAAAACAACTGACGTTAGATTGTCAGCTTTAGAATTAAGAATGACAATGAAAGAAAAATCCGACGACATGATTAATCAGAAGTTGGACAAATTGCAAGAGGGAATAAATGATGTTAAGGTTTCGTTATCCACAAAGGCAGATAAAAAATAATCAAAAAACAATAATCATGAAAAGTTACAAAACAACTTTAGCGGGTATTTTAGCCGGTTTACCGGTAGCGATTCAATCAATTTTGGACGCTTACAACGCGGGTCAATTTACGGGAAAGTCACTTTCTCAATTGGCGGTTGGTATCGGAGTTATCCTAATCGGCGTTTACGCTAAGGACCATAACGTTACCGGCGGAACAACACAACAGTAATTAAATAGGGGCTTCGGTCCCTATAATTTTCTTATCTATGAGCAAGAATAAAAATCCGCTTCCACTTACGGTCTTATTGACCTTTTTAATGTTTGCGGTTTTTCTTATTTTATTATTATCGGCGTTGTCGGGTTGTAACCCTGAACGCAAGATTCAGCGTGCGGAACAGATTGTAAGAACTGAACCAAATTCTTTTGATAAGATAGGCGCGGAATGGTCTTTATTACATCCATGCGCAAATGATACTTTGGTGCGTTTAATGAATGATACAACAACCCATCACGATACAACCTTAATAG